CAAAGATTATTGAACAGATCACAAAATTCACAATGTTTACACTCTACTTTGCCTATGTTGTCGATGATCTGCGATACTTCTTCTCTGTACTCCGAACCAAATTCGTTCTGAAATAAATACTGGTCTATCTCTGCCTTTACATCATCAAGCGGTATTCCATTCTTTACTGCTGATAATAGCCAAGCACATTCACCGCCTGTTAGTTCTTCATCATTAAATAACCCCATGTATATCTCTTTGGGTATCTCAATAATGAGTTTTACTGTATCGCTCATACTTCCTCACTTTCTTATCAAAGTTTAATTCGTTGTTTAACTCGGCTTTAATTCAGACAGTTTTAGTGGTTGAATTATACTTTTTCGGGTCAAAAAGTTTAATTCGTTGCACTTTCTGCCTTATAGTGTTCTACTAATTCTTCATATTCAGATTCTGGAAGCATAATCCATCTTAATTCCTGCGGATTCACATTGTTACTTTTAAAGAACATATCTCTGTCGTAAAAGTCACCCCTTCTATAACTGAAATTTATGGTATGCGTATGCGTATAATCTGTCCACCAAGATTCAGTTACAATTCTGTCATCATGTGGAGATTTAAGAATCGGGCAGTTATCATCCGTTTTTTCAAGTTCAACACCGCCACATGCATAGTTCCAATACAGTTTCACTTCTTTAATATCAATCATGGTCATCACCTCACTTCTGCAGGATCTCTTTCAGGACATCTTCCGGAAACAGTTCAGCTGCAAGGATCTTCACCAGTTTGTTCCGCTTCTTGCTGATGTTCTGATATTTGCAATCATATATTTCACTGATTTCTGTGATGGTCAGTCCGTCAAAGTATCTGGAAGCGATCACATCACAATAATCATCATTCTGGATCTTCTTCATGGCTTCATCAATCCGCTGTCTTTCCGGATGATCTTCCGGAAGCTTTGGATACAGATAAAGCAGTTCTTCTGTCTTCTTGAAGCTGTTGCTGAAGACATATGTGATTCTGCCATTATCCTTCAGCTTCTTCACAGTCTTGGAAGCTGCAGCTTCAGCTGCTTTTTCAATGATCCTGTTCAGTTCATCTTTTGTCATCCTGATCACCTCACTATCTTCCGGCATTGATCAGCACAAGAACAATTGCCAATATACAAAGAATCACAAGGATAATTTCAATCAATCCGGAACCTTTATTTTTCATTCTTCTTTTTCTCCTTCATCACTGATCACAACTTCATTGTCAATCTGTCCTTTTCCAATGATCCGGAACAATGCAAAGCAATCCTGACAGTAATAGAACACATTATCCTGCTGATGCCTGACCATCATGATTGCAGCACAGTGTGGACATTTTGGAATATTACTTTGCATTATCGAAAACATTCTATTTCCTTCGCCTTCTTCAGCTGATTGCGCAACATCCGCAACATTTTCACTTCATCTTTCCCTGCACGAACACCCCTGATTTCTTCATCATAGATGACATTGACCAAGGAATCATCAAACCTGTTTTTTTCTGCATTCTTTTTCAAATTCTTCCGGAATCTCCATGATAATAAACATTTCATTCTTCCCCTTCTAATATCACACAAATGTATGAAGGATACTTGATCCTGCCTTTCTGATAATGTGACCATGTGGACACCACTGTGTTTGGAGTGGTTCCACACATTTTTGCCAGTTCAACTGAAGTGTCTGCAATAGCCATTGGAAGCGCATATTCATCACAGGTCACTTTCATCCACACCCTATCCATCAGCATCATCCTTCTTCACAAATACTCTGGTGGTCTTGCCTTCAACCTTCATGAATTTGATTTCATATCCGTAAAATTCTTTGACCTGTTTTGAGAATTCCACATGGCTGATCGGCTTCATGGCATTTTCAAAACAAAACTGATCATATCTTCTGTAGCATTTCTTTGTCGGCTCATTCATCATTGAATCACCAACTTCTTCAAAGAATGTGCTTATAGGATTCAGGCTTTCTTCATATTCCTGAAGTTCCTGATCAATGGCAGCAGTGGTGGTAAAGCCATTATTGGCAAGCACTCTTTTCAGTCCTTCAATCCCTACCTTGATCAGATATTCCATGCATTCATCGGATCTTAATTGGTACTTGATCCAAGCGTTGAATCCGTCTTTTTCTTTGTTGAAACTGGCATTGAAGGGAACAATGATCAGTCTGTCAATGATTGCATCTGAATCCCTACCCCTTCCCAGTCTGGGAATTGTGTTCCCTGAAAAGATCAGTTTGCAATAGGGATTGAATTCAATCGGTGCTGCAAACTTCACATTGGCATTCATCCTGTCACCGGACACGATCTTTTTGAAGATCCCTGCAGATGGAATGAATTCATCCTCAATGTCATCACCCAGATTGGCAAGCTTTCCAAACAGTCCGGCTGCCTTGTATTCATGGGACAGATCTGACAGATCCAATGCGCTGACATTATCTTCACCCAGAAGATTGGCAAGCATATCAAGGAAGGTGGATTTCCCATTGTGCCTTTTGCCCTTCAGCATGAATGCTTTTCTCAATTCATTCCGTCTGTAGAATGTATATCCAATGATTTCTTCAATCAGCAATCTGACCTTTGGATCACCGCAGGACAGATCATCAAGTGTTTTGTCTGCCAGTTCACTGTATACATCCGGATTGTAATTCCAATTAATCTTGTTGGTCATGATCCGGTCTTTGCTGAAGGATTCCAGTTCATCTGCGCTGACATCATAAATGCCATTTTTGAAGGCAATGAAATTGGCACTGCTTACCTGTGTGTTTTCATCAATGTATGCCATAAGAAAAGAAAGCACTTCTTTGCGCTGATTCTGCTTCAAATTTGGGATATACTTAATCATCAGACCTTCTATATTTGCCGGAACATAGACACCTTCTTTGAAATAATGCAGCACACCGCCAATCTTGATGATGTTGTATTCACTGATCAGGTACTGTCCAAACTTGTCATGCAGAAATGTCTTTCCGTCATAGAAGGCCGGCTTCTCAAAAGCTTCATCACGCAGGATTGTCTGCAGTTCCTTGTCTGACAGTGGCTTCTTCAGGACATATGTGTTTATGATCCGGATGCATTCACGCACTTCATCTTTGCTGAATCCGTTTGATTGAAGTGTCAGGATATAATTGAACAGTGATTGATTTCTTCCGTCACCTTCTTCCATGTTCAACCAATCAGTCTTGCATCTTACCGGAAGGATCCATTTTGGCACTGGATCATAATCTTCATCTTGGTATATGTCATAAATGATCTTTCTGGTCTTTCCTCTTTGCTTCAGCACTGAATAACTGTTCTTACTTCCAAGCTTCCCATCTGATTTCAAGCCAATCGCCAATGTTTGCTTTGTCCAACACTTTTCATACCGGTCATCATTTTTGAACAAAAAATGCTTTCCTCTGGTTGTCTGATAAACTCTGCATCCAAGCTGTTCATCTTCAACAATCTGCATCATCACTTCAGACATTTTCTGATCATCTATATCAATCAGGATGGTGTTATCATTCAGGATCCCTGCATATTCTTCATGATCACTTGCTTCACGCAGGTTCAGAAGTTCTGCAGATGATTTCCCTTTGAATGGCATAGTGCATTTTTTATCCTTTATCGGCACATAGCCTTTGAATAACTGATACACCTTGTTATCACCTCACAACCCAAACTGTTTTAATCTTGTTTTAGCTAAATCTATATAATACTGTTTGTCCAATTTATCAGGCACCGGAAGATCATTCACATTGACATTCATGATGAAACATTGTTCAGGTGTATTTGCAAACTTTTCAATGACTTCATTTCCGTTCTTGATCTTTACCTTTCCAATCACACTATCCTTGGGATTTGTACTGGCAAACACTCTGAAGGTCTTGTCTTTTAGATATTTCATATTGTGCCAACCGCAGACATATTTGTTTGAAACCTTGACCACCTTCTGAAATTGCTTCAGTTCATTGCATTCACCAATGGTGTCTTCAACCGGAATCCCTTTCACCATATAATCAACCAGTGCTTTGTTCACAATGGGAAGATCATTGTCAAGGTCATTCAGTTCTTTGACATAGGCACCTTTTCTTTCAATCTTTCCGTTCTGGAAGCGGAAGACATAATTGTTCACGTCCTTCTGCCAGATTTCATCTATGGTGTCAAAACCAAGGGACATTCCGGTTCTTTTTTCCCACTTAAAACAAATATCATCTATCAGGTCAAAAGCTTCATCTGTGTCCGGAATCTGAATGATCAGACCATCTGTGTTTGATTGGATGATCTCACAATGTCCTTCCAAATGTTCAAGCAGATCCAGAAGAAGCAGCTGTCCATTCACACAGACTTCATTTGCCCTTCTGGGATCATACATTGCATTGTTGGGATCCTTGCATATTCCATAAGTGGCATTCAGAATGATCTTGTATGGTGCCTGTTCTGCCTTCTTTCCTGCCTTCTTCAAAGCAACCCTTGTGTCATATATATTTTTATAAACTGATTTGTACTTGACGTTTCTTGAAAGCATGTCATACCTGATCATGATTGAAGGATAGAAGGAAGTGACATCAACATGGATCAGAAGTCCCTTCCGGTGAAGTGGCATTGAAGGTGCGCCATGAAGACCACCCCATCCAAACTGATGTGGGATCCCACAGACATCTATGGTCAAACTGTTGGAATAATCCTTCACGGTTTTCTGCTGTTCAAACCATTCAATGACCTGTTTATATTTCTTGATCTGAATGGTATTGACAATTGAATAATTCCATTCGTCAAAGTGGTCTTTTCTGATTGCTCCAAGTACCAGTGCAGAAAGCTGTGCCTGTGTCCTGCTGATGTTTTTCAAGGGAAGATTGAAGGTCTTCAGCATATTCATGTGTGCATCAAAATCTGCTTTGTTTCTCATGAACACTTCCATTGTCTGTTCTACATCATGCCGGCAATAGTGAACCATTTCTTGCAGTTCTTCCGGTGTCAGCTTCCGGTCAATGTCAAATGGAATGGATGTTTCACGCATGTCATTGCCCATGAATCCTTCCAATGTCTTCAGACTGTGGAATCCATTCATGGTGTCATAGTTATAAAGCGGAATGGTGTTCAATGTGCTGCTGAATTCCCAACCTTTTCTTCCCTGAAGAATTATCCAGTCATTCACTTCATACGGATCAAATCCCAGAAGAATTGCTTTCATGATGTACTGATCATAAGATCTGGAATTGTAACCAACCCAGATCTGTTCATTATGATCAGCATGATATGCCTTCAGCTTTTCAACATCATTGACTATTTCAACATCTGATTTCTCAAAAGGATTGATGATCACCACCAACCAGTCATACTTTGTGACTTCAAAATCATAAAAGTTCAGCATCAATCTGTTCCTTCCAACCTCTGAATGTATGTCCAACAATCAATTTCAACCGTCTTCCACTTGAATCCGCAGATGCATTTCCTTGTCCGGATCCGCAGGTCATCATTGATCCTGCTGTCAATAATGCTGCTTTTGTCTAACTGCTTGCATCTACCGCAAACAATCCCATTCATGAAATCACCTTTCTTCATGTACTTCTCAAATAGAACAGCCTGTCTTTTTTACTGACAAGCTGTTCTATTGCTCATATCAATCAAATACATCTGTGACCTGCAATCTGGTATATTCACCATCCATGTCCTTCTTGATCTCAAATGTCATGCTTGCAGCTTCTTCTGCCATGTCCAGAAGCAGATCATTGAAGGTTTCAAAGTTTCCGTCAAAGTCCACTTCAGAATCATCAAAGATCTGAAGACTGCGCAGGAATTCCAATGCTTTGTGCTGTGGGAATCCTCTGGTGAACACCTGATTGTAGAAAAGGCACTGCTTCTTGTGGCTTCCTTCCATAATACGCAACTGTGCCTTCACCATAGGTCTGTGATCCTTGGTTTCACCAAGTTCAAGCTTTTCCAGTGCGCAGATATATGCACCATTCGGTACTTCCTTATATTCCTTGTCTTTTGCCTGTGCATTCTGAAGTTCTTTTTTGGCTTCTTCACCGCCAAACTGTTCATTCCATGCTGCAAAATCAATTGCCATTGCTCAATCCTCACTTTCATTTAAAAGGTAATTCTTCATCCATGCCTTCAGGAATGTTCAAGAAACCATCTTTGCGCTGTCTGCGCCTTCTTTCGTGCTTTCCTGAACCTTCTTCTTTCGCTTCTTCTGTAGGTGCTTCTGCAGGCTTTTCTTCTTCCTTTTCGCCATTGTCTTCAGTTCTCACTTTTCTTTTTCTCTGCTTTTCAACAGGTGCTTCATCACTTGGTGCAGGTTCGGAAACATTTCCCTGTCCATCAACATTTCCAGATCCTTCTGATTCAGTGGTTTCTTCAGATGAAGAAGTTTTCCTTCTTCTTGATCTGCGATCACCTGCAGCTTCTTTAGTAATTTCAACTTTCGCTGCTTCCTGATCCATCTGCGCAACTTCTTCATCATTTTTAAAATCACCTATTTCATAGTAATTTCTGATCTTGGTGTCCACATATTTCAAATCATTGTCAATGGCATATGATGGGAACATTCCAATTGGTGACTTCACAGTGTCCTTACCGGAATTCTGTGTCAGGAAGCAATACTTCCCATCCGTCACATTGGTCTTCAAGACTATTGTGAACAGACCTTCAATGGTGATCTTTTCATCAAGCATCTTGCCCATTGTCTTGATCTTTTCATGTCCTTCATCATCCCTCTGCAGATGTGAAAGGAAGTAGACCACAACATCATCCGGAAGATCATCAACAGCCTTGATGATATTGAAGAAATCACCCTGAATGTCATTCCACTTGTCCCATCCGTTTTCTTTGATCCTGCGCATGTACTGGAATGACATGATGTATTGTGCATCATCCACCACAATGACCTTCTTTTTGCTGTTCTGCATTGCCTGAAGCACCTGATCTGTCAGCTTCTCAAATGTCGGTGTAGCCAGTGTGAAGTGGTTCTTAAAAGGAAGTGTCTTTCCTGCCACATTGATGACCAATATTTCTTCCGGTTTGAAGTTTCGCATACTTGCTGACTTTCCGGTGCCGGAATCACCAAGGATCAATACTTTCTGTCCCATGTTTAGTCCTCTCTTTCTTTCAAATATTCGATAATACTTACAATAATCACGGTCAAACAAATGATTGCTGTGACTATAATTGCAGTGATATTCATGTTCATTTCCTCACTTGGTACAAACAACATAGACACGCTTCTGGTTCTTCATTTCCGGATTATGCAAATAAAGACGATCACCAACCACATAACCAGTCTTCTTGACATATTCAGAAGATGATTTCTTCATCTTTTGCTTTGCTGCCTTCAGCACTTCTGCCGGATCTTCTCCAACAAAGTACGTCCTTCTGTTATTAAAACCTTTGTAAATATCCATGCTTGTCCTTTCTATTTGATCCTTAACGATTCACCACGTTCACCAATGTGCGCATATTTGCATGTGCCTTCCTTTTCAATCAGTTTCCTGATTGCATCCAGATCAGGTTCTTCTTTGATCCTCACAAGTTCATCCGGAAGTTCTGATGTATCCTTTACATCCATGATCACAGGTGCCTTCCCACCATTCTTCTGGATCCCAAAACTGAACAAATCAGTCTTGAATTTGGTCTTTCCGGTCAGCTTCATGGAATCGAACAGATTCTTTTTCAGTCTTTCAACACCAGATGCCAACAGATTCTTTCTAATGGACAGTCTTTCCATTTCCTTTTCAATGGCTGAAATGTCACCTTCCATGTTTCGCATGATCTTTGCATAACCATCCGCTTTCATTTCAATTTCACATTCCACGGATTCCATTGTGTCAGCAATTGCCTGCGGATCCGCTTCAGGATCTTCAAGCATCATCTGCAATGTCCGGAAATTGGCTGTCAGTTCGTATAAACTACTCATTCATTCTTCCTTCCCATTCCTTTGAATTGATATTGCAGTGTCAAAGCCAGATCACATCTGTCAGTCTTCAGCCACTTGATGATCCTTGTGAATGCTTCAAACTGATCCGGATATAGTGGAAACGCTAATCCTTCAGCATCCCTGATCTTCCTGATCTCATGTTTCTGAAGTGGCTTCACGGTTCCCCTTGGTGCTTTCAGTTCCACTGCGAGGAAGTACCCATTGCAGCAGATCAGAAGATCCGGAATCCCTTCACGCTGAACACCGTTTGACCAAGTTTTTAAATACCAACATCCCTGATCTTTTAAAAATGCTTTGACCTTGTTTTCAAACTGCTTTTCTGTCATTTGCTCCACCCACATGATTGATCACCGGAAAGGGAACACACATGATCAATCCAAGCACCACTTGACCAAAGTTCATTGTGTGCGCCTGCTGCAGTTCCATCACATAGAAATCATCAGTCCCAACAGCAGTCATGATCAGGAACATTCCCACCACAAATGTCACACCTGCAAGTGCCTTGATAATTTTCATGAATTCTCCTTTCCTTCAACAATGTCCTTAATGCTTTTGATCTCTGCCATGATATCTTCCTTGGTAGTGCGCAGATCCGTTTTCATGTCAGTCACTGTCTTTTGCTGTCCCAGTCCCTGCACAATGTAGATCACAATAAAATTGATTGCGCTTTGTGCGATATATGCCCAGATTTGAAGCTGTGTCAATTTGCATCATCCTTTTTCAATTTTTGCTTTAGCCAATATTTGAGAATATAAAAAAGCTGTTTCAAATATCCTGTCTTCTGATATTTCTTCATGCTTAATCCTTTTCAAATAAAGCTTCTGTGAAGTCCTTCCGCATTTCCAATGTCTTCAGGATCTTTTCTTCAATGGATCCTTTGACTATCATCTGGTAATAGAAACAATGATTCTTCTGTCCAATCCTATGGATCCTTTTCTTTGCCTGCTCATAAAGTTCAGATGAAAGTGGAAGTGTGAAGAACACCATTCTGCAGGCTTTCTGTAGATTCAATCCCATTGCACCGGCTTGATACTGGACAAAGGTCACTGAATCATCACATTCTTCATAACTGGACAATTCCTTGTCTTTTCCGTTCACCACGCTGAATGGCTTTTCCATGTCCTCACAGATCACTTGAAGTGCTTCAAGTTCTGCTGTGAAGTTATAGAACACAATCAACCTGTCTTCTGTACTTTCCACCAAATCTGCAAACGCTTCCAATTTTGCTTCTGAATATTGTCCACAAAGCATCCGTTCATAAAGCATCTTGTTCAAAGTGGTGTTGCCAACCAGTTCAACTTCCCCAACATCATTTGGATCACATGCATTCTCAATTGCAGCATCCCATTGAAAAGTCACTATTTTGTCCTGTTTAAAAATCTTGTACCATTTGGATTGTTCAACCTTTACTTTGGTGAAGATCTGATCCGGTAGATCAAAGACTTCATCTGTCTTTAGAAATTGGCATCCGTACTGCTGCATTTTTCGCTTCAGCCTGTCCACGTTCTTATATCCTTTGACAATCGGAATTGACCTTCCGCCCATTGTGTCCAGATATTCAACATTGACATATTGCTTCCAATACAGATCTTTGCTGATGTTCCATCCAAGCAGATGCATCTGTGACCAAAGTGTTTCATACTTTCCACCAGTAGGTGTTCCGGAAAGAAGAATCACATTCATTGGATCCATACCAAGAATGAAATCTGACCGCTTTGCGGTTTCATTCTGAATCAGTGATGATTCATCCAGAAGAAGTGTGAAATCATGAAGGTTGTACAGTTTCGGTCTGCGCCAAATCAAGTCATAATTGATGACACCAATCCGGATCTTGTATTTGGAATGTTCAAAATAATCAAGCCCATTTCTGTCAGTCAGGTCATAGCACCATGCACCGGATTCATCACATTTCATCTTGTCGATGTAATAAGTGAAGAAGTGATCCATCCAATCCCTGATTTTTGACTTCTGGCACACTACCAGATTCACACTGGCACCAAGCTGCATCATCTTTTCAGATCCCTCAAAGGTCTTGCCCAAACCCATGTCAGTCCCAGTAGTAAGCAACACGATTGAATCCAGAAGACTGCTTCAGTCCATCAATCTGATGTTGATACAACTTCATATGACATCACCCCCTTACCTTCCTTCATTCGTCTGCTTTTCTCCTTCCTTTTCAATTCTGTTGATCACTTCATACAATGTCCGGAATTCAGATGCCTTGATGATCTTGCCTGTGATGTCTTCCACTTCTGTTCCGTCTTTCAGAATGTGCCTGACCATCATTCATCACCTTCCATTTCAAACAGTTCTTCAATGCTCAATGTGGTATTCAGATACTTACGGATTGAAATGGCTTCCTTCAGTGTGAAGGGATACTTGCCATTCATCTTCAATGAAAACTGTGATTCAGAGATATTGATTTCATTTGCCACAATTGCATTGGTCAGATTCCGTCTGGCGATTTCTGCCCTTAAATTTGGATACATGGTTCCTTTTCACCTGCCTTTCTATTTTGAAAATTTTGATTTCAGTTTTCATTTTTGAAAACCTTTCAAGTGCAACTATAATTCCACTTCTAAAATTTGTCAACTGTATTTTTAATTTTGAAAACTTGAAATAGAATAGTGCATTTCTTGAAATGCCCATCAAATCAATGATTTCCATTATTTACACTTTTTAAAATTCAAAAGGAAATGTTGAAAAATCAAAAGTAATGATTTAGAATGAAAATACATCACCCCCAGAAAGGAAGGTATTAAAAATGAATGTAGAAGAAAGACTGAAAGAATTGATCATAAAGCAGTATGGATCAATCAAAGACTTCACCGATCACATTGGAATTCCCAATTCTACATTTGCCAATATTCTGCGCAGAGGGATCATGAATGCTAATGTCCACACCATCATCAAAGTGTGTAAAGCATTGAATATCAGCACAGAAGAATTGGCTGAAGGCAAGATTGTGCCTTTAGACCAACCAAAACAGGAAGATCCAAAAGACATTGAAGACTTATTGGATGATGTGAAAAACACACTATTGAATTCTTCCAATCTGACCATCAGTGGTGTCCCTGCGACACCTGCCGACATTCTTTCACTGGTCAACAGCATGGAAATCACCATTGAAGTGTGGAAAAAGCAAACAAATCAAATTCAAAGACTGACTGCATATACCAAGAAAAATAAAAAAGGATGATTAAAATGACAAAGACAAACTATATGAAAAAGAATATCCGTGTGGCAATTTATGTCCGTGTATCCACGCAGGAACAGGCAAAGGAAGGTTATTCAATCGGTGAACAGACTGACCGCCTGAAGAAGTTTGCAGATGCACATGATTGGATTGTTGTCAAAGTTTATACGGATGCAGGACATTCAGGTGCCGACACGAACAGACCGGCACTTCAGAACATGCTGAAGGACATCCGGAATGGAAAGATTGACAAAGTTCTTGTGTACAAACTTGACCGTCTTTCCAGATCTCAAAAAGACACCCTTTCCCTGATCGAAGATGAATTCCTTCCACACAACACAGACTTTGAATCAATGTCTGAAAAACTGGATACAAGTACACCACAAGGTCGCTTATTTTTGGGAATTTTGGCAGCTTTTGCCCAATTAGAGCGTGAAGTCATAAAGGAAAGAATGTCAATGGGAATAAACGCCAGAATAAAAGAAGGAAAATGGAGAGGTGGCGCACAGGTTCCTTTTGGATATGATTATGAACCTGCAATTGGTCATCTGGTCATCAATGAATATGAATCCATCATTGTCAAAGAATTGTTTGATCAGTTTGCTTCTGGGAAAAAACTGCGCACAATCGCAAGGGAATTTGAAGACAAAGGTTTTCTTTTGAGAAATGGAAAAGTGGACACCAGATCACTGCGCTATATCATGGCAAACAAAACATATTGCGGATATCTGCGCACTAAAAATGAATGGATAAAAGGGAAGCATGATGCAATCATAGATCTTGAAACATATGAAACAGTAAATCAGATCATGGATAAAAACAGAGAAAACGACATGCGCAGGAATCCACGCAATTCCGGAATCAAAGCACATTCCACATATCTTGGTGGTCTTCTTCACTGCAGCCATTGTGGTGGAAAGTATAGCAAATGTCTTTCCGGTCATAAAGCATACGGATATAACAACATGTATTCCTGCTATTCACGACACAAAAAGGTCAGGTCAATGATCATGGATCCCAACTGCAAGAATAAAAACTATAGGGAAGAAGTATTGAATGAAATCATCTTCAATGAAATCAGAAAGCTTGCAATTGATCCTGAATACATCCATTCTTTAAGAGAACAGCACCAAAAAGGTGAAAATGAAATTCAAGCCATTCAATCCAAGCTGAAAGAAATTGATACACAGGTTTCAAGATTCATGGATCTGTACGGTCTTGGAAGATTCACAATTGAAGAATTGGACAAAAAGGTTATACCGCTGAAAGAGGAAGAAGAAAAGCTGCGCACTGAATTGAAACGCATAGAGGAAGAAAGCACAAAGCTTCCGGAAGAAAAAGCAATTGAATTGGTGAACAGCTTTGATGATGTTCTCAAAAAAGGATCATTGGAAGATGTCAGAACCGTCTTGGAACAGCTGATCAGCAGGATTGACATTGACAATGATGACATAACAATTCACTGGAATTTTGTATGATAAAAGGCACCCCATCCGGAATGCCTTAATAATTTTGTATATGACACCATGTGTTGCTATTCGCTTTAGCCATTAGCAATACATGGTGTACTTTTTTATTCATCATTATCCACTGACTGATAGACCACAAATGTGACTGTGGCACCGGCTTCTTCAATTGGTGTTTCCAGAACCACAATGTTGTTCGTGATGGTGTATTCATTTCCATTCAGGTGGATCCCATTGATGTACACTTCCAAGATGTCATACTGATATGAATAATGTGGGATCAATGATTTCACATCAAACACTGCTGCATCTGGCTGTGTAGTCACCTGAATGCCTTCAAGCTTCTTGAATACTTTTCCCTGCTGAAATTGTTCTTTTGCTGCAGCAAACCATTCATCAAATGCTGCCTGCCACTGCTGAAAAAGTGTAGTGGTATCCACCTGCTGAATCAGTCCCTGAACAAATCCGCACAGATTACTGTTTCCTCTTGTATCGGTGATCATGGAAGCAGTGATTGCTGTGATCTGTTTTGCCACACTGATCTGTGCCAGACAAAGTTCAAATCTGGAAGAATCCTGCTGAAGTGTAGGTGCCACAGGATTCTGTGCTACAGTTCCGGCTTTGATCTCAATTCCCATGCTTCTTGTATTAAAATCCACATAGAATATGACTGCATCAATACGATTCAAAAGAACATCACTGGCTGTCACCGCAAGTGTCATGTCAGCTGTGTTCACCATCTTATGTCCATTGATCCATCCTGCACCGGCACCAACCACAATGTTCATTCCGGAAGATGCACGCACCTGAAGACTTGTTGATGGATTTGGGAAGACACCATTCCCAACAAGCAGATCCAGATATGATGTCATATCTTCTGCATTATACACCCTGTCATAAACACCGCCACTTTCAACCGCATTGAAGAAATAACTTTGAATAGACATCTGTCAAACCACCTTTCTACACACCAAATGTTGGTACTATCGAATATTCACCTACTTCATTCACGCTTTCGATCACTTCCACCAATCTGCTGTTTATGTATATTCCCCATCTTGAATTCTCAATCACACACAGATCACCCAGATTCACATCTTCTTTATACTGGATGTTGTCAAAGTAGACTGTGCCTGTGAATGCTGTTGTATACTTTGACAAGCTTTCTTTTCCGGCTTCTTCAAGAAGTTCTGTATATTCATCATCACCGATTTCGCCATTATTGCTTCTGATGTTCCGCTGATCCTTATATATTTCCCTTCTGTCAAGTCCTGTGGATCCGTCTGTCACCCAAGCTGTCTTCCGATCAAGTCCTTCACCTTCACCGGCAACCAGAACAGCTGTGGACACATTCCTATAGTCTTCCTTGTATTCACTGGAAAGCAGATTGTCATATTGATCACTGAAGACCACCCAAGGATTCACATTTTGATTATATGTCCTGTCAATGCCCTGATAAAGCTGAAAAACAAATTCATTGTCTTCATTCAAAGTGACTTTAAATCCAATCCCATACGTTTCACAAATGGTTGAAATAGTATCCAGAAGATTCTTTCCGGTATACTGCGCATTCATCAAACTGCTGATTTCCACGCTGTCAATGGTGAAATTTGCAATTTTTCTTGCAGCAATGGCAGGATTAATGATGTTTTCAGTGATCAAAGTTTCAATGCAATCACTAATCTTTCCGGTCACAGTGGTCTGTGTCGCAATGATTCTTCTGGCAAGGATTGAATCAAGAAATCTTCCGGTCACAATCAGGATTTCATGCTGATCTTCATTTCTCTGGATGGTGATGTCCTCAATGATCCCAACATTTTCATCATCTTCACGCACAACATAGTAGTCTTTCATGAACAGTGTCATGTTTTCCGGTGTAACATCCACCACCAGTTCAAAATCACCGGAAGCATAATATCTGGATGCCCAGATCAGGGAATTATAATCATCCACTGCAGCCAGTCTTTCAAAACTGTCATTCAATATAACCGGCAAAATCTGCTTCATGATCATACCCCTTCATACAAATTTTCATGCTTGAATGTCACCAAAAGATCACCTGAAGCACCGGATCCAACTTCATAAACAAACGTATCACCATTTGGTGAAAGCTGCAGCCATGTGGATCCTTGAATCACGAAATTGAAGATGTTGCTTTCAACTGCTCCACGCAGAAGTGTTGCTGTCTTCTGTCCCTGTCTGGTATCAAGTGTGATCAGATCAGCCTGCTGCATATCAAATTTCAGACCAATGAATTCCCTTGTCAGATAATTGAACACAGTGGGATTGCTGACAGCATCCCTTGCATACAGTTCAATGATCATTCCACATTCTACATCACCATCATTATCAATAGTGATTCCAATGTCATTGCTGATATATCCAAATGTGATCTGTGGTTCAGCTGTTGATGAAAAAGGGAAGTGGAATGTGCTAATAATGTTCAGAAGCTCATTGACCACCATCTGCGCTTCTCTGAAGTATGGAGAAGGACAAAGGATTGCACAGGTCACAATCTGCTTCATTTCAAAATAGCTGATGTCTATGCTTTGAATATACCCTTCACAATAAACTTGTCTATACTGACCATTGTATGTCAGTTTTATCCACTGTTTCGATTTCAGAACCTTGAAGACCTCAATCCTGTTCTTTGCAGCCTGATATTCAATCGCAAATGCCGCATTAATGCTGCGCATGTTCAGCTTTGATGAATTGAATTTCCCACCATCCATCAATGCCATCTGACTGGTATTTATTATTGCTGAAGGTGGATTCAGTCCCTGAATATCCACCACAGTGAATGCGCTGTTCTGCGCAAAATTAATCTGATCACCTTCAGCATTTTCAAGTATTAATTCAAACATTCGCCAACCTCACTTTTGCGCTAAACAGCAAGCTGTTTGTTTCCCTGTACAATGTCATTCTGTCAACTGCTTTTGGTGAATTGATGGTCTGATTGAAGGTCACATTCTGCGTACTGGTTCCGGATCCTAAAGAACCGGAAGAAGATCCGTTCAGATTCACACCACCCATGATTCCATCTGTCTGAAGTGCCACATCTGTTTTCAACTCTGAAATGGCACTGTTCACGGATTTCTTCATGTCCTTCAATGCCTGTGGCATGTCCTTTTCAAATCCAACCGCTATTCCTTCAGGAAGCCATTTTCCTACCTGATCACGCATAACCTTGGAAGGTGAATTGACACCAAAGGCATCCATGATGAAATCAACCACATTGTCAACCCATCCGGAAATCTTCTTGCATATCCAATCATATCCGTCAGAAATACCATTCCAGATTCCTTCAACGATATTTGCACCCAGTTCAAGCATTTCTGAAGGCAGTTCGATCACGGCATCAATAATGGCTTTACCAACTTCTGCCATCATTTCACCAAGATCACCAAGCAATGATCCGATTCCAGTGATCAGTTCCCAAAGGATATCAGCACCCATCTGTAAGATCTTGGGAAGATTTTCTGTCAAGACCTGAATTATTGTTCCGATGATTTGCGGAAGCATTTTGATCAATTCAGGAATGGTCTGAATCAATCCCTGAATCAGCATCATCAGGATCTGAATACCTGCCTGCAGGATCAAAGGGAAATTTTCAGTCAGAACATTAACAATTGTGCTGATGATAGTCGGCAGATATGAAATCAACTGGGGAATGGCAGTCACCAATCCATTGATCAAAGAAATCAGTGCCATGATTCCCATTTCCACGATCTGCGGAAGATTTTCAGTTAGTACGGTGCAGATAGTCTGAATGATAGTGGGCAGATACTCAATCAATTGCGGAATCATTGAAATAATTCCGTCAATCAGTGACATCAAGATCTGAACGCCGGCATCCAAAATCTGGGGAAGCAGTGGCATGATTGTGTCCACAATAGACTGAATGATCATTGGTATGTATGAAATAAGCAAAGGAAGTGCTTCTGTCAGTCCCTGAATCAAAGACATGACCAATGTGACACCTGCTTCAATGATCAGCGGAAGCTGTTCAGTGATTGCAGTCAGAAGTGTGGTGACAATATATGGTATAGCCTGCACCAACTGCGGAATCGCTGAAATCAATCCGGACAAAAGTGACTGAAGCAGTGTGATTCCTGCTTGAATCAACTTGGGAAGGTTTCTTGTTATGCCAGAAATAAAATTTGTGATCAATGTAGGAATGACAGTGATCAGACGGGGAAGGATCTGTGATGCACCATTGATCAGTGCTTCTGCAATGTCGGCTCCTGCATCCATCATGTCCGGTATCCCAGATACAAGCTGATCAATCAACTGGGGAACAATGTCAGCAAAAGCTGTCACCAGATCAGGAAGCATTTCTGCAATGGTCTGAACCATAGAACCAAGTGCTTCAAGCAGAATCGGAACACTTTCCTGAATCAAAGGTGGTATTTCTGCAATGATCTGCGGAATCAGTTCCTTCATCAGTCCACTGATCATCTGTCCCATGCCACTGATGACAGTTTTTATTCTGGGAAGGATATTTCCTGCAAATGCCATTGCAGATTCCACAAAATCATCAATCAGTTTCTCAAAATCAGCATTATCATCTGCCATGCCGGTCAGAAGGTTTGACCATGCTGCTTTGGTCATGTTCAAAGATCCGGTGATGGTGGAAGAAGCTTCTTTCATGGTGGTTCCGGTGATTCCCATTTCATCCTGAACCAGATGAATTGCTTCAATGATGTCAGCATATGATTCAATGGTCAGATCACCAACTTCACCCTGTGCTTCCTTCAGCTTGTTTGCATCTGCAATCAGCCTTTCCATTTCAGTCTTGGTTCCACCATAACCAAGCTTCAGATTGTCAAGCATTGTATAGTTCTGTTTTGCGAAACCTTGATATGCATTCTGAATGTCCGTCATGGATGTTCCCATCTTATTTGCATTGTCGGACATGTCAGTGATTGCAAGATCTGCAATTTCAGCAGCCTTTGCAGTGTCACCACCAAGGGAAGAAATCAGGGAAGCAGAAAAGCTTGTCACAGTTTCCATGTATTCATTCTGTGACAGTCCTGCTGTTTTGAATGCTTGACTGGCATTTGCAAGCACACTTTCCTGCGCAGTCATCAAGCTGTCATATTCATCTTTGACTTCATCAACCGTTTTTCCAACTGATTTGGCATATTCTTCAATGGTCATCCCACCTGCGCCAAACAGTGTTTCAACACCGCCAACAAGCTGTTCATAGTCAGCATATGACATGATTGCCTGTTTGCCGGTATCAATCAGAACCTTTCCCAGTTCTTTCAATCCATTGATCAGTGATGTGACAGCTTCTGCTGCAAGGTTTGCCATCATACCCTTCATGACAGTGAAACCTTCATTCAGGCTTCCAACATCATCTGTTGCTTCTTCTGCAGAATCACCAACATTATCAATGGATTTATCCAGTTTGTCTGCAGCTTCAGAAGCTTCATTTGCTTTGGTTTTATTTTCAGCCAGTTCACCGGACAATGAAGAAATCTGATTGGCAAGTGACTTTGCTTCCTTGGAATTCTTTCCATACTGTGCAACTGCATTGACATATGCAGTTTTCAGATCCGCAAGTTCTGATTCCTGCTTGCTGATCACATTGGTCAGCGCACTTTCAGCATCCTGCATTTCCTTCAGTTTTCTGTTATATGTGGAAATGGAAGATTCAGTTCTTGCTATGGATGCCTTCTGGTTCTCAATCTGAACCTTCAGCCTTTGCGCTTCAGCAGAATTTTCACCCATGTTTTCAGCAGTCAATTTATACTGCTGTTCCAACTGTGCCAATATAGACTTCTGCTGTGGAAGCGTACTGTTTAACTGCTTGATCTTTGCTTCAAGACCAGTAGTGGAATTCTGCCATTTATCCATTCCGGCAGTGGCAGCTTTGAATTCAGCATTTGCAAGTGAAATGGATCTTTTAGCATCCTGCATTGAAGCTTTCAGCTGCGTAATGTCCACTTTCCATTTCATTGTGCTTTCATTATCTTTTGGCATTTATATCACCTGCCTTTAATACCAATTATCATTCATTGCCGGTCTTCTGATGTGAATATCACCTTTTTTGTCTTTCCACACCTTGTCTTCAGACTTCACACCGTTTTCTTTGAGGTTATGTGAATTGATCCACTGGATCAGCTTCACCACTTCACCAAACTTTTCCCTTCTGACCAGAAAAGGTGTCAATGCTGTGTACTTTTGACACAGGTTGTCTGCAAGCGTGAAAAACAAATCAGATAAAGAAGTGGCAGCAGCATCTTGATTCATACTGCTGCCACTGATTAGTTTTTTGATTGAAAGGAATTCTTCACATACGCAAATAATTCAATAAACACAGGAATCAGTTCCTTCAGTTTTACATTGCGCAGTTCATCTTCTGTCATTCCTTCTGATGCAAATATGTCAAGAATAAAGGTTTCAAGCTTCTTTCTGTTCGCTGTCACAAGCTTCAGAAGCTGATCTTCATTCTTCAGATCATCTATCCCATCATCAAGCACTTCTAAAATGTCCTGAACAGTGCCATACATGATGTCATATTCATCAACTTCATATGTCTTTTCAATTTCCTTCTGGTTCTTGTAGATATTAATCTTCATGATTTACCTTCCTTTCAAATATAAATATTTCAGCCATAAATACCAATTTTGAAATCGCAGGCTAAAATATATGTGTGGGTAATCTGATCAGGAAGTAGAATCAGAAACATACTGCAGTATGCTGTCCCCACACGTTTGATTTTTACTGTGTCACTGCTGCAGTTCCTGCAATGACAATGTTTCCGGTCACACTGGCAATTGAAACAGCACCGGTTCCGGCTGTGTATGCCGTAGAAGTGACATCAACACCATTCATGACTACAGTGACATCCGACACGGTATATCCTTCTTCTGCGGAAAGTGTTGCACTATATGCAGCACCTACAGTGGCAGAATGTACACTATTGGAAGTGTTCATGTGTGTCAGAACATTGGTGACTGTAGCAAGTCCGGATCCACCTAAATTGTCACAAGTAGTGACCTGATCAAAGAAA